CTTCGGTTATTAATAATATCTATATGTAGGCTTCGTTGAAGTTATAAAATACAACTTATAAGCGTTCTAATTCAAGCAATAATAAACGCTTTTCTTTATCTCTTTCCCGTTGTTTTCTTTGATATTCTATTTTAAACATTCTTAATTCTTCAGTGATTATAATATCCGTATACTTATTCTTTATATCATCAGCAGTAACATCAGTATCATTTATATAGTCTAGTGTTTGACTTAATCTGCTCATATTATCCTTCCATGATTTTTTGTCATAACAGGATGTTTAGCTCTTCCTTTATTTTTAACGCCTTGTTTCAGCCTCCATTCTAACCATTTCTTAAGGTTTCTTTTTTTGCGTTCTGTTAGTTTTTTCATAATTCTCCTAAATAAAAAGAGGGGAACATTAAGCTCCCCTCTAAGTTATACGTCTCTTGTATCGTAAATATATCCTGTATATTTCTTACCATACTGCCTTATAGCACATTTATTACAAATATCTTTTTCTTTCTTTGTAATAGGTAAGTGCCATATAAAGAAACGTCCTTTTACTCTTTCACCACATACTTCACAATCGCGATAAGGGAATTTACCAAGATATTCTAAGCTCATCTAAATAAATCTCCTTTCGATAACTTACGAAGAATATATTTAGACACATGTTCAGGTTGTCTTTGTAACCATTTTAACACCCGTCTATATTCATCATTAGTTAGAGGACCTTTACGAGTATTACATCTGTTGCAAATAAATTGCAAGTTATCAATAGTACTCTCACCACCAATACTTAGTGGTGTTATATGGTCGCACGCCATAGTTTTATGAAGTATCTTATTGTTACAGTATTTACATTTCTTACCGTAGACATCTACTATCATTTCTCGTATTTGATGTACAGTAATCTCACAATGTACATCAGCTTCTCTACTACGCTTCTTAAGTGAAGCTTTCAACGTGGTCGCCTTTCTCATTAGCTTTTTAAACACGATATTCCAATGTGTTCCGTGTAGCTTACGTAAACGACCTTCTAGCTTGTCTTCCCAATACTGCAATCGACCCATAGTTCTAGAAAGGTAGGTCTAAGTTTAGCTTATATGAAGCATATTTAGCTCCATTGCCATTCTCAACCATTATGGTGTCGATATCGTAACCTTCTCTTCTTAGATTACAGATTATAGCCGCCAATCTAAACACTCCGAAATGATGAAGTGCATGTAATGGTGTTATTCTATTTCCTGCTTGTAAGAATTGAAGTACCTTAGCTTTCTGCGTATTCGTTCGAGGTAATCTCATAGTTACTTTCCTTTTTCATTGTAGCAAATGCTATTGATACATAAAAACGCCATATACCAAAAGCTATTACTATGTTATTAACTTGTATATTATCTTCTACAGAAAACGAAAAAGATAATACTTTAAAGAGTGATAATGCGAATGCACGATTACCAGTAGTAATCTTTATCAACTGCGCCTCACTTTCTCTACCTTGCTAATAGTAATTCCAGGTATTTCATACCCTTCTTTATCAGCTTTGATAGCCTCAGCTCTAGCCTTTACCTTATCAGCTTTCTGAACAATTTCAGTTTTGATAAAAGCATCGTCGCATTTCTGCATATCTACTTCAACAGAGGAATAGCTGTTATACAACTTATACCTAGCTGTATCTGTTTCAAGTAGTCCGTCATTACCCATTGTTTTAACAATCATAGGCATTAAGACATTGTTTACATATTTCTTCACATTGCCTATAGCCTTTTCTCTTCTACGCATTCGGCTTATTTCTTTCATTAACGCTTCTTTTTCACCGCTCACCGCACCTTTCTTGCGGTCTAACTCCGTAACAAACCAATCCAAACTTTCAACTTTATTACCCAGCTCTTTTTGAGCTGATTGTAACTCTAAAGCAAGTTCTTCATACTCCAAAGACTCTACATCGTCTTCGCACATTATCATACTCATCTCAATATCAATTATATTGGAGATTAAGTCTTTCGTTGTCGCCATTAGGTTCTCCTTCTGGTTTAATGATTTGTTCTTGAGCTCTTTCAGCTTCAAAGTCTCTTCTAAGTCTTAAATTATCAAGCTTTAGTTTTACTTGAAACAGGTTACCATTAGAGTTTTTATGCATACTTACAGTACGAGTTTTCTCGCCCTGCCTACCTTCAATACTCATTACCTTTGAAGATGCATTCTCTATAGCACCTGAGCCCTTACCTGAGTTAACAGTTAAACTCTGTTCGTTTCCATCTCTGTCTTTTAATGCACCACGTGCAACTTGTGCCAATTGTACTATTATTATGTTCTGATTTGTAGCCAAGTTTCTCAGTCCGTGACAAATTTTGTTTAACCTTTCGTATTCACCTCTATTTCCCGCATCAACCAAGTCTAGATAATCAATTACTAAGAGTTTAGGTCTAAATTCCTTAACATCTTGTTCTATCTTCTCAAGTGAGGGAGATAAAGTACTTATCTTAATATGGTTAATTAAGTCTTTAGATAGCTCATACATAGCTCTTGAGTTATTACGTATGCTTTTCTCAACATCTCTTGATGAACAATCGTTCACTATAGAGAGGTTTCGTTTATGCATTTCATGCAAACTAAGTTCTAAAGATAAGAATAAAGTATCTATTTGCAATTGTTTTATGATTTTATTATTACCAGCACAATACCCTAACACGAGGTTTTGTATTAATGTGGTCTTATTACAACCTGTTGGTCCATATATTGTAACTAATTCACCGGGGTAAACAGTTAGGTCATCTTCTAAGCCTAGTAAGGCTCCGATTTCTAACTTTCTACCTTTAAAATCAGTAGTAACATATCTTTCTAACTCAGCTTGCATATCATCACTATTGCTAATAGTACTTAAGTAGTCTTTATTTTTATAGTACTTACATAATGGAGAACAGTTCTCTTTAAGTATTGAATCGTTACATCCATATTGATAGTTCCTATTATAAACACTTTCAACATTCCTAACTATTTCACTATCATGTAATGAACCTGCATTCCAATCAAGCAAAGCAGCTTTACAGGCTTGTAAGGGTATTCCTTTCCTTTTATAGTGACTTGCTAATCTTAAAATAATAACATGCCTATTACCTTGAGTAGGTCCAGCATTATATATTTTTTGTAAGCAAGTAGCTTCGGAAGTATTTTCTCTTACTGTTCTGTTTATTTGCATTCTAGTTATTGAATGTGATTTTACAATCTTATCTTTAAGCTGATTAGTTCCTTGTATAGAGATAATATCTGAATTTACTAAGCGATTCTCCTTGTTATAAGGACTCTTAGCTAGTTCATGTATATCTTTTACATCCATTCCTACGAAATTATCATAAGAAATAGGAACTTTATACAAACCACTCTTTTGATTTTGACTCCAAGGCATTCTGTATAAAGATACATGACTATAAATAGTCGTATCTATTCCTTTGAATAGCTTACATACTGTATCTTTAACTTCGATTGGCAATCGAGGGGATGGGTCAAAACCAAAAACTGAGTTTGGTATATGCACATTATAACCTGTACCACTAAAGAATATATTGAAGTTTTTTGTATCTAAACCTAATTCGAGTATCTGAGCTATTAATTCATGGACTTTATCTAATGTGTATTCATCAGTATTTCTACCTTTGTCAACATCGAGTATAATCCAATCAATCCATCGCTCTTCTACATACTCTTTAGTTTTAAATTTCTTTTCTCCGACAGCTTTACGGGGATAAAGATATAAACTTCGATATAAAGAATTTCCTAATGGAAACCCTTGCTTATGTGATTGTATAATGTGCTTGCCTAAATCGGCCTTGCGACAAGGGACACCACGACCAGCGGGCGTCCCAAGTGCAAGTTCAACAAAATCATATTCTATCACAGATGGACACTGTCAAGAACGTTATCTACTGTAACGTTATTAGCTGCTCCGTTCTGCATCATAGATAATTGGTCCTCAGTTACCTCATTAATAAAGCCTCCATCCTGTAAGAATTTAACTCTATCATGAAGCTTAGCACGACCCTCATCATTATTTTGTTGTACATAGTTTAAGACCGTTGTGTAAGCCTTTCCTGATTTCTTGTTCAACTCTTTAAAAACATAGACATAAAGATTAAAATTATGTCCTGTGTCATCTGCTGGCTTGCCTGAGGCGAAATCAGCTAATGCATTTTCGATGTTTACAAGATTACCAGAAGCATCACAAAATTCACCTTTAGCATTAATACCACCACTATAACCTATAGCGTCAAATAATGCATAGATGTCTTTTACTAATTTAGAATTTGCCTTAACATTACCTTGAGTATCTTTCTTAAAAGAGCCTTTAACTCTTAAAGGAGTAGAATATTTACTCGTTGGTGTTGCTAATTCAACTTGAAGATATACATCAGCCCAATTACTGTATTTGTGTTGCATATCTTTTACTTCTATTACTGATGCTTCTTGATATCCAAGAAAGCCTCCACCACCTATAGCAGGTGAGTCATCGGTTGGTCGGACTATTCCTTCCATGGTACCTCCGTTTCTTTGTTATGATTTTTGATTTCGTCAACCACCGCTTTAAAATCTAACGGTAGTTCTTTTTGTGCTAAAGGCGCTAACCTCGAGCCAATCATACGTTCATCGTAACTTTTGAACGATATAGTGTACCCACCACCGGATTTATCTCCAGTAATGTACCCTATGACATCCGCTTTCGCGGTTATTGCTCTAGATAAACCTGATGGTAATTCAGGACTTAATTGAGCTCTTCCATCAGTAACAGCTGTCATCTTAGAATGTCCAATTAATATTAAGTTGGCGCCTACCTTTTTAACAAAAGATTGCATCCTTTTTAATATATCAACATTCTTACGACGAGCTGCTCCCCAATCAGAACCCCATTCACCCTGACCCATTGCAGTTATGTTCATCTCTTTTTTCACAATGTCTTCAATCCAGCTATTTACTTCACCAACTGTATCTAAAACTATTGTATCGTAAGGAAGTTTATCCCAGTCCTTTTTTAACCATGCCAAAGCTTCTGCAAGGGAGTAAACAGGCATAGGTTTGCCTTTTTGTTTTCCCGTTCTATGGTAATAACCACGAGCTTCCGGTTTAATAGGAATTGGTAACTTCTTACCTTTTACGTCTTTCATTTTAAGCTTAACTTCACCACCAACTTCTTCTGTTTCATAAGGGATATTTAATGATGTAATTGGTACAACATTAGCTCCCTCAACAAAGTCGGCACCTAAGTCAGCGTCTAAAACTAAGACACCACTGGAGCCTTTTTCACTCCATTTTGACGCAGCAGTTGTCTTCCCTGTTTTAGGTTGACCAACGAAAAACCATGTTAGTCCGCCCGGCAAGACTTGCCAGTCGTTATCAACTGTTTGAACTGTAATATTCATTTGATTCCTTATTTTGAAGACAAAAAGAGCGCAGTAAATACCACGCTCTTAATATTGTCAACTATTATGGTTTGAGGATTAATCTCTCGTGCTGAACTTCAGTTAATTCAGTCGATAGATTACGTGTAATATACGCATAAAACGGCATCTTTTTCAATACCAAAAAGAGTTGTTTCATGCCAAGACTAGCAGCGTATTGAGCTGTGAAAATGGTGTGTTTCATAGTACACGGTTCATCTTCTACATCTTCATCTGCGTACCAGTCTTTAGCTAGATATTCGTCATTCTTACGAGTGACTGTGGCTACATTAATACTTAACGCACCCATTCTAACATCAATAAACGCATTTCTATCCTCTTTACTTCTCCATAATTGATAAGTATCTAACCTACTTTGCATATTATCAGTACAAATTATGATATTTGGTTTGATTAGTCTTGGGTCAGTTCTATCATCAATCCTTGCTATCATAGGCGTTGCTTCTGCCTGTTGATTTGCAGAACCAAACAGTCCTTGCATACTTACAGCAATGTCAGCTTTATACTGACCAAGACTGTCCATAGGATAAGTAGTTGTACTTAAGTTATGAATCTCTATCTTATCATCATCCCAAAAATCAACTTCTTTCCATCCCATAATAGCTGTTTGAATTGATACAGCACTGCCAATACCACCCGCACCAATAACAGTTAAACTTCTCAACTTTTCCTGAGGTATCAGGTCTTTGTTTCTACTGAATCTATCTAGCAATGTTACCTCCAAATGAGTTATTCCATTCATGTATTTCTTGAGCATTTATCTCCTCTTCGAAATCAATATCGTATAAATCATTAGTTAGCTCTACAGCTTGGTCTTCAGTAATTATTCCCTTAGTCTCAGCTTTGTCGATTATTTCTTCCATAGTAACTAATGCAACTTCCTCTAAACCCCACATCCTTTCATTAAATGTCTTGATGTAGTTACCTAAGCATGTAACGCTTGATGATATTAACTCTTTGTCGCTATCAGTTAACTCTCGTGGTAGTTTGTCTATGAAAGTTCTAGGCATATTAGGAATAGAAGGGTGCATATCTTGGAAGATAGTACGCTGATTTGGATAAGTAGTTATTGCTTTGCTATTTCTAGTATATTTATGATTTGCAAACTCTTTACGCTTTTTCTTCTTATCTTCTTCAACGATATAATTAACTTCATCAACCCACTCTTTAGGATGTTCAGATTTCTTACCAAGCTCTTTAATATTCTTTTTCAAAGCTTCTACAATACTTATGTAGCCATAATTATCTTTGTAAGCTATTCCAAAGTGATATTCTTTTCCTTTTGCGTATGACACGACAAGACTTGGATAAAAAGTATCTTCACCTGCTTTAGAGTCTTTAATACTCTCTTCCATTTGCTCAGTATCTGTCTTACTAAAGTAAGCACCCATACTATGGTGAGAGTGAATCAAACCACAAGCATATTGCTTGGTTTCAGGTCTTTCCACCCATATCTTAGGTATAAAGCTATTAAGTAATTCTCCTGAAAATTCAGTATCTACTTTACCTCCTAAGTCAATTGGTTTAAAGTATTTCAACTCATAGTGAGTAGGAAATCCATTCTTACCAAATTTAACTTCATAGAAAGCTGGTCCTGACCATTCATTGTTAGGAAACTCATTTAAAAGATACTTTATCTTCTTAACCATGTCTTTAGCTATTGTTAGTTTCATTTATTATCCTTTCACATCAAGTTTAGTTTCAAAATCATTAAAAAGTTGAGTTACAACTTTAAAGCTAGAATCTTTCTTAGTAGCTTTTAAAGCATTAACAAAAGCTCTAAGTTCTTTAATATTCTCTTTAGCAGCTTTTAGATACTTTCTTTTAGCATGAACAAACATTCTATTCTGATAATTATTGTATCTATTAACAATTCTTGTGTAAAAAGTATTAAGATGAACTTGATTATTAGTCATTATTGTTCTAGCAAGATTTTCATCTTCAGAGTAATGACCTCTAGCAGCTAACAATATTTGTTTTAAAGTTGGCTTAAGAGATTTCTTTCCATCACTATACTGGTCTTTAAACCTAATTGCATCTTTCCATAAATTATGTATAGCTTTGCCGAAATAATCTTTATCATCTAGCTCTAAAGAATATATCTCATAGTCTCTAACTTTATACGTGTCTCTTAAGAATACTGTTGTATCATTATAAATTTCTTTAACGTGCTTTCTTTTACTTGAATTAGCATGTCGCAATTCTTGACTACATATTCCACTTATTCTTTTTAAAAGATTTAAACATTCAAAGTATCTTGTTGCAGATAAATTGTTATGCTTACATCTCTTTAAATGAGGAATAAGCTTTTCAATATTACTACTACCTGTAAGCCTGCTTCTTGATTGCATTACCTTGATTGCTTCAGCTGGAGATTCAAATTGATACTCAAAAGTTTCATCTTCTACTTTTAGCTTGAAATTCGTTTTAAATAACAATGGTTGGTTAAAAGGACTTCTGCTATTATATCTTCTAAGAAATAAAGCAAATCCACTATGCCAACCAAAGATTCTACCTAAATTACGACATTCAGTCCAAGCTTGAGACCAACCACCAGCACATACTCTTCCATCTTGAATATGTGGATGATTGGCGTATTTTAAAACTTTATTACCTAAGAAATCTTCAGACTCTTGATAAACTGTATCTGTTTGATAATCAACCCAATAATCCCCTACATTTACCTTATCTTTAACATTTTTACCATTTATAAAAGTAGAGAATTGTACTGATTGAGGTTTAAAATAAGAAAGTAAAGTTAAATTTCTATAATAATCATAATCATCAGATATTAATGCTTTATCAAAAACAAATTGAGGTTCTAAGTCACTTATTTTATAATAATGATTACGAGATTTAAGATAATCATCATAAAGAGAGCTATTTACATTGCTAAAATTGAAATGATTAAAGAGAATATCGTAATGAGGGTTACGAGTTGTATCTGTGTCGAAATTCGATACAATAAAACATTTATTATGCTTTAAAAATAACTTTGCTTGTTGTTCTATTTCTTCCCATGCCTTAACTGTTTTAATCATTTTATTGTGAATATATTCATTGTCTTTAAGTGTTCTTTCCCAATAATATGCTGTTTGAACACCCCATTCTTTAGTTTGATGACCTGTGAATGGACGATTGCATTCATTTCCACTTTCATCGTCATACCATTCAATAGGAACATCATTTTTCCTGAATGTAACTAAATAACCATCATTTAGCATATCCTTATACCATGTTTTAACAGCATTTGAACATTGAAACATTTCTTTAGGAATAATCATTGCTTCTATTACTCTACAAATTAACTCCAAACTTGGAGCTTTATACTTTTTTAATAACTGTGACATTGTTGTCCTTTATTTTAGAATTAAGAAAAAAGAGAGGATTGCTAGCATTTTTCCTATACCTTGCGCACCTCTCTTACTACGTAGTCAGATTATTAAGAGCCTGACTTATTTTTACTCTTACTGATAGAAACAACATCACCATCATGTAACTTGGTGTTTATTGTTGCTTGTTCAGAATTAACGGAATAGGTATAATTGCCTGAAGCGGCATTTACCTCGAATGCTTTAACTACATCAGCAACTGTTTCAGCTTTCATATCAGTTGCTCTTCCGTTGTTGTGTCCAGGAAAGAATCCTGTAACACTTGGTTTACTATTTGCCATTTATGTTCTCCTTAATTAAGAGTTAAATATAAACTAGGCTGGCCTGCCTCTATTTGTTTATACAATTAAGATTTTTTCTTTGGTCTCCCAACTGGTACCTTTATTGGTGGACA